AACGTTCGGCACAAATCGGTCGGGCGGTGTCTCTTATCGCGTAGAGCAGTAGTCGTCTATCATGCGGAGGCATTATGTACCGTGAGTGCTAATGCCCGCCCGCGATAGGGTGAGAAATAATTAGACCGTAGACTCTCTGTCTGCCCAAAAAGGGGGTATCGACGGCCGGCCATTTTTGATACAATTGGCCTCGAACTAGTGAAATCAGAGTATTTGTAGTATGGCAAACCCTTCAAAGTGGGTAGTCAAAGCGGCGCGCGATCTTCCTATCGCTATGACGAACAGTTGGGATGGTCCTACCGCTTCTAGTAGAATGTTAAGTGCCGCAGGCATTGGTGGCACTTCTCCTGACTATGCAAAAGCGGCGCGTGGATTCCTAGTCTGTGATACGGCAAATCCTGATCTAGTTGCTGGATACAAACTCCCTTTTGCCGATATCATGGGGGGTAGTCTTAAAGCTAACTCTAGTGGTATATCTGCCGCCGCGCAACGTCTGCCACAAACTGATATTCCAGCAAACGTTCGTACAACGGCACAAGGTGTCATCGACGCGTATCAGGCGAAAATACAGGCGCAAAAGCCGCCGCCAAAAGAATCTCAGGTAATGCGCCACGCCTACTCCCTACTCACAATCAAAAACGTTATCGAAGATCAACGAATTATCGAAGGTATCGCTACAACCCCTACTCCAGATCGTACTGGCGATATTGTAGAACCAAAAGGTGCTCAATTCAGTTTACCAATACCACTACTCTGGCAGCATGATTCTAGACAACCTATTGGCAAGATTACGGATGCTATTGTATCAGATAACGGAATCAAGATAAGAGGACAGATCGCGCGAATCGACGAAGCTGGGAATCTAAGAGATCGTCTCGACGAAGCATGGCAGACTATCAAGGCTGGCCTTGTAAGTGGCCTCTCCATTGGCTTCAAACCCATCGAAGAAGCAAGAATAACCGACACGTTCGCCTACCGCATTCAAAAGTGGTTGTGGTTGGAACTGTCTGCGGTTACAATCCCCGCAAATGGTGAAGCAACCATCACTGCTATCAAGAGTATCGGTGAGAAGGAATTGGCCGCGCTCGGTCGTAGATCCTTTCACACTATCAAACTCTTCGACTCTCCCGGCGCTACGGGAACAAGGAGAATCATCACACCCGTTGCGAAGGAAAGAGAGAAAGATATGAAGAGTATTAGTGAACAAATCTCTGCTCTTGAGGCTACTAGAGCAGCAAAAGCGGCGCAGATGGAAAGTGTTATGTCCCGTAGTATGGAAGAGGGACGTAGTACTGATGCCGCCGAGCGTGAGGAATTCGATACTCTTGAGCAGGAAAACGAAGCGATCGATGGTGATCTGAAGCGTCTTCGTTCTCTTGAGAAGTCGGCAGCTTTCTCGGCTAGAGAGATCAAGGACGTTCATACTGTTGAGGCTGGTGTGAATGCTCGCGCTGCCGTTCAGATCAAACCTGAGAAGCGTAAACTAGAAAAAGGTTGTGAGTTCGCGCAGTTTGCAATTTGTCTCGCGGCTGGCCGTGGTAATCTTCTACAATCCTACGAGATCGCGAAAACTCGTTATAGTGATAATGAAGATCTCGTCGGTATTATGAAGAATGCCGTCTCTGCTGGTACAACCACAGACCCAAATTGGGCTGGCAACCTTGTCATTCCATATGTTCGGTTTACTGGTGATTTCGTTGAGTTCCTACGACCGCAGACTATCATTGGTAAATTTGGGGTCGGTGGGATTCCCGGCTTCCGAATGATCCCGTTCAACGTGTCTATCGCTGGTCAAACGTCGGGAGGCGCTGGTTATTGGGTTGGCGACGGTGCGCCAAAACCTCTAACTCGTATGGATTTCAACGTTACGAACCTCCGCTGGGCAAAGGTCGCGAATATCGCTGTCATCACGGAAGAGTTGATCCGTTTCGCGCAGCCGTCAGCAGATGTACTCGTACGAGATACACTCGCCGCCGCTTTGATCGAACGTCTTGATATCGATTTCGTCGATCCTAATAAGGCAGCACAGCTGAACGTATCACCGGCATCTATCACCTTTGGTGTGTCACCAATCAACTCGTCTGGTAACAGTGCTGCGGACGTTCGTACTGACATTGCTGCTGCTCTGACACAGTACATCGCCGCGAACATAACCCCGACGACGGCGGTGTGGATCTTGTCAGCGCGTCGGGCACTTTCTCTGTCTCTCATGCGTAATGCTCTTGGACAACGTGAATTCCCTGACATTACAATGATGGGAGGGATGCTTGAGGGACTACCTGTAATCACCTCAGAGTATCAACATTCTGACAGTGATGGTGATAATGCAGTCCTTGTCAATGCGAGCGACATTTGGCTCGCTGATGACGGCCAAGTAATGCTTGATGCGTCTCGTGAAGCATCACTACAAATGAATGACGTTCCTACCGAAGATGCAAGCCAGGGAACGGGTTCTACTGTAGTTTCTATGTTTCAGACAAACAGCGTCGCCCTCCGCGCAGAACGTTGGATCAATTGGCAAAAGCGTAGGTCACAAGCTGTTGTGGTGCTCAACGCTGTTAATTGGGGTCTTGACTCGGGAACTTAATGCACGTTTTCTAAACTAATCACGAAAATGGGGGTGGGCTTTCGAGTCCACTCCTTTTTTTGATCTTGCTTTCGATTGGAGTAAACTATACTATGAAAAAAATGATTGCAACTAATAAACAACGGAGCTACCGTTATGACGGTAAAAGAATATTACCTGGTGAAATATTCGATGTAAGAGACGAGCATGTTGTATTACTTATAGCTTTAGGATGGGTAAAAGATATGGCCGCTGTAAAAGCGATGACTGCTGAGAATACACCCGCGTTGGTACCAACACCAACGCGATATGAAACTGGTGTTGGAGCTAGACTTCCCCAAACTGTCAATGTTCAATCTTTTGTAGAGGAAAATCTTAAAGATGAGAACACCTCAGAAACCGAAACCCTCGAATCCAACAACTTCCAAACCGACGAAGCCAGCGAAACCTTATTGACAACAGATTCTACAGAATCACTTACACAGACCGTAAATGATGAAGAAGGGGATGTTGTGATACAGAGTCAAGAATACAGCAAAATGCTCCGAGAGAGGGCTACAGCGCTCGGTATCAAGGTAGATGGTCGTTGGTCTGATACTCGTGTACAGCGAGAAATTGACGAATATAATGCGAAAACATACAAACACATGGATATGCGTGCTTTTGAATAATAATCTATAATGTCTACATCTGTTGTAAAAATAGTTGATATTTCTCGCGATGATTATACGTTGGAGTCGATAGAACAACTTACGTATGAAATAAAACCGTCAAATCTCACGATAAGAAATGTTATAGATAAAAACAAGGTCAAAAAAGAAGTGGCGACTATAAAAAAACTTAGTGTCGGAGAGATGTTTGTAATTTATAGAAAATCTAAGAATGCAAGTACATTTGCTGGTCGTTGGGGTGATAGACTCAATCGTATCTATACTGTAAGAAAACAATCAGACAATGCAACGGAGATACATCGTGTCAAATGATCTTACGATTCCAGGAAGAAACCCTTGGATTTTTGGATATTCTGATCTTCTACCAATTTACTCCGGTAAAGATGGATGCCTTAATCATTGGGTGAGTTGGAATCGTAGTGTTATGAATGATAGTACTTCAAAACAACAGGCGCTCCCGCCGCCGACGCCGGGAGATAATGCTGTAGATGTTACGACATCGTCATCTGATGATACTAATGAATCTATCTCTGATTATCCTACGTTTACATAACATCGGGTAATAAATTTGGATTATATACTCTTGATAATTGGGACTCTTGTACTATTATCTGGATTATCTGGTTTTATAGCAATTTATCTTTTATCCTCCATCGCATGGGCTCTATTATTTACAAGTGTCTTCCTTTTCATGCTAGCATTACTGATCTCATACGCGGCGAGACGCAATAGTGGCTAATGAATTAGTTCTCGCTCTCTCCAACTTGGTAGCTCCAAGACAGAAACAAACATTATCTACTATCGGTGGTAGTGGTGGTTGGTTCCCTCTTATCCGTGACCCATTCGCTGGCGCGTGGCAACGTGGTCTTGAGATAGATCAAACTACTGCTCTATCCTACTACGCCATCTTCGCTTGTACTACACTCATCGCCTCTGACATAGCAAAACTTCGTGTAAAACTCGTCCAACTACAAGATGGCGTTTGGATCGAAACGACAAATCCCGCTTATAGCCCAGTTCTTACTGTCCCAAATTCTTTCCAAACTCGTATACAATTTTGGGAGAATTGGATTCTTTCGAAGCTTTTACGTGGTAATACATACGTACTAAAGGTACGAGATGGAAGAAACGTCGTCACAGATTTATTCGTTCTCAATCCGCATAGAGTAACACCGCTCGTTTCAGAAGATGGACAAGTGTTCTATCGACTCCAACCTGATAATATAGCTGGTGTTACTGATAATGTAACAGTTCCTGCTAGGGAAATAATCCATGATAGATTTAATTGCCTCTTTCACCCACTCGTTGGAATACCACCTTTATATGCTAATAGCCTAGCTGCTACCCACGGCTTACGTATACAGCAAAATAGTGTATCATTCTTCTCAAATGCTTCTAACCCTGGCGGCATTCTTACCGCTCCGGATCATATCCCACATAACGAGGCAGAGGAAATAAAAGATCGCTGGGAAGAGAATTTTAGTGGTAATAATATTGGCAGAGTCGCTGTTCTTGGTAATGGCCTTTCCTATCAAGGTATGGGCACTACTGCTGTAGACGCTCAACTTGTGGAACAGGGTAGATGGACTGCTGAGGTAGTCTGTGCCACATTTCACGTTCCACCATACAAGGTTGGTATAGAAGAACCACCAAAATACAATAATATACAAGCGCTCAATGTTGAGTATTATTCTCAATGTTTACAATATCTTATAGAGTCTGCGGAGGTTTGTCTTGACGATGGACTCAATATGGGATCTAGTATTGGTACAGAGTTTGATGTAGAGAATTTACTTCGTATGGACTCTCTTCTCATGGCAGAAGTTGCT